AATCCCTGGGGTTCGCCATTCGGGGCGCTGACGGCAAGGTGCAGTTCCTCCCCATCGCCAAGACCTATCAAAAGATTTTGGATGATGCAGAGATGCAAGTGTGGTCTGGAGCGGTGGATTACAACACGGCCATTCGTGGGGCTGTGAAGAAACTGACAGACAGCGGCTTGCAGACGGTTGATTATGCGTCCGGCTGGCATAACCGGGTTGACGTGGCAGCACGCAGGGCTGTTATGTCTGGGGTGAGTAGCATATCAGGCAAGTACAGTGAGCAATTAGGCGAAACGCTGAACACTCGATATGTGGAAGTCACAGCCCACGCAGGAGCAAGAGATAAGGGCGAGGGCATTGAGAACCACAAGCAATGGCAGGGCCTTTGGTATTATTGGAGCCAAAACGGAGAGAAAGACCCGTTGGGCCAGTACGATGACTTTGTGGAGAAAACCGGGTACGGCGAGGGTGCTGGCTTATGTGGATGGAACTGTCGCCACCATTGGTTCCCGGTTGTGCCTGACGTAAATGAGCCAACATATACCAAAGAGCAATTAGAAAACATCGACCCACCGCCATTTGCCTATCAAGGCTTGGAGTACAGCCATTATGAGGCCACCCAAAAGCAGCGCCAGTTAGAAACCTCCATGCGTAACTGCAAACGCAAAATCATAGGCTATGACGCCGCCGGGGACACAGAAACCGCCGATACCTACCGCTCACGCTTACGGGCGCTATCGTCGGAGTATAAGCAATTTAGCAAGGCCGCAGGGCTGAGAACACAGCCCGAGAGGGCGAGAGTGGAAGGATTTAAGGGGTGACCATGGACGATAAAACCATCTTGCAGACCATCAAAGACATCATCAAACGCGGAAACGATGTCGAAGTCCGACGAAAAGGCGAAGGTTATATCGTTTTGGAGGTCAAGAAGACAATCAAATATAGCGCTCAGTGAATTGGCATTGAGCAAGGGCGATTGGGCCAACTTGTAAGGAATTCTTACAGGTTGGCCCTTTTTCTTTTGGTAAAACCCGCAAAAGCGGATTTTATAAACATCGCAGATGAGGTGATACAGATGGGCGAAGAATCCGGCGTCTGGAGAACAATCAGCGGGAGAAAAGTGTTTATTCGTGATGGGCAAAGCCTTTCTGACGCAATGAAATCAAGCGGGAAATTCGGGAACGGTGATGATGGATCTGGTGCCGGTCACATCTCCGAAAACGATCTATACGAAGCGCTTGAAGGGCTTCCAGATGACGAAGCAGAAAAGCTGATCGAATCAATCCGCTATTACACAGACGATTACAATTATTCGCTTTCCGAAAAAGGAGAGATAGAAAACCTTAATAGAGCGATTGAAGAAGCAAAATCGGTACATTGGAATGATGGAGAACTGTATCGAGGCTTAAGTGTAGACCAGGAATTTATTGACAGTTTGAGCGAAGGAGATGTGATCGAAACAGGTCTTCCAAGTTCTTGGAGTTCTGACGCATCTGTAGCCACAGAGTTTGCGTCTGGTTCGCACTTAGAATCTTCTAGCGGCGTTCGCGCCGTTTTGGTGGACACGACGCAAGGAGCGAGGAACGCCATTTCAATCAAGGATTTTTCCAGATACGAAGACGAACAAGAGGTTCTTTACTCTGGAAATTCTTCTTTCAAGGTTACTGGGTTTCGGGAAGAAGAAGATCCATCTGACGGGAGCACTATCCACATGATCGAAGTTGAGGAGGTCAGAAGGAAATGAGCAAAAAAGATCAACCTAAGATTTCCGACAAGTGGGCCTCAGATTCCAAAGCTGTTTCCGTAAAAAAGAGCGTTAGGAACCGGCTTAAAACCCAATTAAGTAAAAACGCCGTGGATAAAAAACGCGGTGGAAATAAAGGAGAATAAAAATGGCAGATGAAATGGTTACTTTTGACGAAATACTGGCAGACCCGGTGTACAAGGCCGAGTTTGACAGGCGAGTTACAAAGGCGCTGTCAACTGTCCAGGCGAAGCTCGATAAATCGGTTGCAGAACGCGGGGAGATGAAGTCCCAAGAAGATTACGCAGAGCTGAAAAAGCAGCTGGACGAGCTTCAGACCAAGTACAACACCGAGACCGAGCAGTTTAAGACCCAGCTTTCCGACCGGGACTACGCCGACGCTCTGACCCGTGCCATCGCCGGGGCGAACATCAAGTTCAGTTCCAAAGCGGCGGAGAAAGCCTTTATCGCTGACCTGAAAGCCAATCGGCTGGAGATGAAGGACGGCAACCTGGAAGGGTTTTCCGAGTACCACAAGGCCCAGCTGGAGGCAGACCCCACGGCATTTCAGAGCGACAAACCCGCCCCGACCTTTGCGAAGGTCATTGGAGCGGGCGGTGAACCGGCAACGGAGAGCAAGGGCGCAATGTACGCCAAACAGTTCAATTCGCAGTATGCGACAACTACAAAGGAGTGATTTTAAATGCCTTATGTGACCAATACCAGCGGCACCTTCAAGCCTAACTTCCTGGACAGTGAGGTAGGCCTGGTGTCCAAGACTTATGAGATCCCCGCCAACATGGGCGTGATGGATGATGACGGCATCCACAAGACCGTCGCCGCCGGTACGCCCTACCCCGCCGACGGCTCCACCGCCATTGGCATTGTCTATCAGGACGTGGACGTGACCTACGGCGACCGGGCGGGTGCTGTCCTGGTTGCGGGTCGTGTTCTGACCGACCGACTGAGCATCACCGAGGACGCTAAGACCGCCCTGACCGACGCCGGTATCGTCTTTGTGGACGCCGCCGAGACCACCCGCTGAGAAAGGAGAGGATAACCAATGCCTGATATTTTAAACCTGATTTCCGACGCTGACCGTCTGGATTTTTCCCAGAATCTCGCCGTCTCCCGTCCCGCCTATCTGGGCGACCGGATTTTCCCTGACCAGAAGACCGAGAATATGGCCGCTGAGTATCTGCGCATCTCCGGCACCGCCACCCTGCCCGTGATGGCTACCGTCCACGCCCTGGACACCGAGGCCGAGATCGGCTCCCGCCCCGTGTTCGATAAGACGCGGGTGGAGAAGCTGCTGATCAAGCGCAAGATCAACCAGTCCGAGCGGGTTCGTCTGCTGTCCGAGACCGGCGTATACAGCGACAGCGCTATCGTCAAGTACGTCTTCGACGATATGCGCCTGATGGCTGATGGGGTCAAGACCCGCACCGAGGTTGCCAAGATGGAGGTTCTGTCCACCGGCAAAATGACCATCGACGAGAACCACCTGAAGATGAACGTGGATTACGGCGTGCCCACCGAGAACACCGGCTATGAGCTGGATCTCAGCGCCGACGCTGACATTATCGGTCAGATTCGGGTCATCACTGACAAGGCAGCCGACGACGGCGAGGCCATTACCGAGATGATTTGCTCCAACAAGGTCGTGCGCAAGCTGGCCGCGAACAAGGGCATCCAGACCCTGATTTTCGGCGCGATTGGTCAGGGCACGTTTGTTCCCACCGACCGCATCCAGACCCTGTTCGGTCAGATGTTCGGCTTCTCTACGATCACCACCAACGACCTGCGCTATAAGGTGCAGAAAGCCAGCGACACCGAGGAGGTCAAGCGGTTCTGGCCGGAGGACAAGATCACCTTCATCTCCAACGGCACCGCCGGGAGTTTCGGCGCTGGCCTGTGGGGCGTGACCCCTGAGGAGGCCGAGTACGGCCAGTACAACGAAAAGAGCGCCCAGCAGTACATCACTATTACCCAGTGGGCCACCCCCGACCCCGTGGCGGTTTGGACGAAGGCCAGCGGCCTGTTTATCCCCGTTCTGCCCAACATCAACGGCCTGTTCATTGCCTCCGACAAAACGGGGGGTTAAACGGGCTGCTGAGTGAGCCTGCACCCGCCACCGTTGACCTGGACAGTATGACCAAGGCACAGCTCTTGGAGTACGCCCAGGCCAACGGGATCACGGGTGTCAGCAGTTCCATGCTCAAGGCTGACATCCTTGCGGCGATCAAGGAGGCCGAGTAATGTACGCCGACTTTGACTTTTACGCCACCCAGTATTTTGGACAGACCATCCAGCCCTCCGACTTTGATTGGCTTGCCACCCGTGCCAGTACCTTTTTGGACAGCTGCACTATGGGCCGGGCAAAAGCTCACGCCGACCTCCACGAGCTGAAAATGGCCTGTTGCGCCCTGGCAGAACAGTACCAGATCATCGAGGCGGCGAGAAAGACCGCCACCAGCGCGGCGGCGGTGGAGGGGGCAGAACTGCAAAGCGAGAGCGTGGGCAGTTGGTCGCAGAGTTACCGCAGCGGCGGCAGCACCGCCGCCGAGGCGCTGACCGTGGCACAAAACGCCCAAGCGTCCCTGTTGGGCATCGCCAAGCAGTATCTGGCCACCACCGGGCTTTTACGGGCGAGGGGGTTCATGGCGTGAGTATGTTCCCCCATACCGTGAGCCTCTACAACGTCACGGTGGAGTTCGACAAGGCGCAGTTCAAGGAGATCACAAAAACCTACATCACCCTGTTGCGGGGTGTTCTCCTGGACGCCTCCAAGGCCGTCAACGTGAGAACCAGCGGTTTAGAGGGAGCGGATGCGGTCAACCTCTACATTCCTTTCGGCGTGGAGGCGGTGGACGCTGAGACCGGGGAGAAGCGGGTGTACGTCGGCCCCCAGGAGTATGAGCGCCTGACCGACAAGGCCGGTTATTGGACGCTCTCCATCGACGGCACCGCCGGGGCCACCTTCTTCATCAAGGGCGAGGTCATCATGCCCGACAAGAGTTATGAGACTATCGAGGGCATGGTGGATGACGTGTACAACGTGACCAAGGTGGATGAAAAGGGCTTTGGGCACCTGAAGCACTGGCAGGTAGGAGGAAAATGAGATGCTGAGATTCAATGTTCAGACCGACGGCCTGGACGGGTTATCTCAGGCGTTGAGGGACGCCAGCAGCAGAGCCGCAACGGCTGTAACTGTCCAGGCAGCAAAGGACACCGAGCCGTATGTCCCCATGCTGACAGGCTCCCTGACCCAGAGGACGCAGGTGGAGGGCAACCAGATCATCTATCCCGGCCCATATGCCCGGTATCTCTGGTACGGCAAGGTGATGGAGGGGCCAAAGTACGGCCCCAAACACGCCACCGACCGGGATTTGGTATTCACAACGGATTTCCACCCACAGGCCCAATCCCATTGGTTTGAGGCATCCAAGGCCCAAAACATGGAGAAATGGGTGAGAGTAGCAGACAAGGCGGTGAAAGATGACCTCAGAAAATAAGCCCGTTGTCTTGGTAGACAAGATGGAGAACGACGAGATCAACCGCCGGGTGATGGCCTGGGTGAACGGCTATCCGGACATTCCAGACGGCGTATACAAGGGGATCGTCAATTATGAGTATCTCCAGTCAGATACCGCCAGTATGGCCCTGTCCACCATCCAGGGGGCGTACATCATCAAACGATACATCTTGGGTGGATACCTGGCAGAGTACCAATTTAAGCTGATCTACCGCATCAAGCCCACCACCATCTTTGAGGAGCGGCTGAACGCGGACGAGACGCTGGACAGCTTGGGCTACTGGTGTACCCAGAATAAGCCCGACCTGGGGGACGGGATCATTGTCCGCAAAGTAGAAGCTACCACCCGTTCCGCTCTGTTTGCCCGATACGAAAACGGAGACGAAGACCACCAGATCCTTATGAAACTAACTTATGAGGTGATTTAAATGGCAACTGAATACAAGTTTAACACCAACCCCGGCGAGACTATTGCCCGTGAGCTGCTGATTGCCTACCTGAACACCGGCACGACCAGCACCCCGGTGTGGTCCCCCATCGGCAAGCGCACCACCGACAGCTCCACGGAGTACGACTGGGGCGAGGATACCACCCAGGACATTCTGGGCGGCACTTACACCTCCCTGAAAAAGCCCACCTTGACCCAGACCTTTGACCCGTGGGAGCTGGACGGCGGCGACGAGGCCCAGGCGAAGATCTACAACCTGGCCGTGGTGAACCAGAACGCCACATCTCTGGCAAATCAGGATATGCTCATTGCCCACTTCTACACCACCGCCAGCGGCGGCAAGGGCAGCTTTGCGGAGCGCTACGCCTCTTGCGCAGTGAAGCCCTCCAGTCTTGGCGGCGAGGGCGGCGGCACTATCGGTATGCCCATCGACGTGACCTACGGCGGCACCCGTACCATCGGCAGTGTCACCAAGGGCAGCGACGGCACCATTACCTTCACTGAGGAGGCTGCATAATGCCTGAGATCAAATTTGACACCGGCCTTGTCACCTACGACCTCAACGGCAAGGCGCAGGTGTCGTTCAACCCCACCGACAGCGCCTTTGTGGAGCGTCTGTACAAGACCTTTGAGGAGCTGGACAAGAAACAGGACGCTTACAAGGCCGAGGTGGAGCGGATCGCAGACAAAAAGGAGATCTTCGAGGTGGCCCGGCGGCGTGACGGCGAAATGCGCCAGATGATCGACGAGGCCCTGGGCGCCCCCGTGTGCGACGCTGTGTTCGGCGGCATGAACGTCTACGCTATGGCGGACGGTCTCCCGGCGTGGTGCAACCTGATGCTGGCCATCATGGACGAGATCGACACCAGCTTTGCCCGGGAGCAGAAGTTGACCAACCCCCGCGTGTCCAAGTACACCGCAAAATATCAGAAATACCAGAAATAAGGAGAGTGCCCGGTGATCTACGATTTACCAACTACCGCCACGGTTAATGGCGTTGAGTATGAGATTCGTTCCGATTACCGGGCAATTCTCGATATTTGCACGGCGCTGAACGATCCAGAATTGAGCGACGGGGAACGCGGCGCGGTGGTTTTGAGTATCTTTTACCCACGGGTTGAGGGCATCCCGCCAGAAGACCAGCAAGAGGCAGTAGAAACCTGTTTTCGGTTTATCAACTGCGGGAGTGAGGACAGCGGGAAGAAATCTCCCAAGCTGATGGACTGGGAACAGGACTTTCACCTGATCGTCGCCCCGGTCAACCGGGTTCTGGGGAGCGAAATCAGGTCGCTGGAATATCTGCACTGGTGGACGTTCGTGTCGGCCTATATGGAGATCGGGGACTGCACCTTTGCCCAGGTGGTCAATATCCGGGACAAAAAGGCCCGTGGAAAAACTCTGGATAAGACCGACCGGGAGTGGTATAGGCGCAATCGGGACTTGGTGGATTTCAAGGTGACGCACACAGAGGATGACCAAGATCTGATGAGAGAGTGGGGCGGCAAAAAGGCCACCCCCTAAGAGGGCAGCCTTTCCTGTTATGGCGTGATCGTGATTATGTCGCTTGTTTCTACCTGGTCATACGTGTCACTGTTCGCGGCAACAAACTGAAATTCGATGGTGCTTATTTCCGAGATATCTCCGCCGTAAGAGATGATAAAAGCGCCGTTTACCTTTTTTCCGGGATTTGCGGTCACGGGAAGACCCGTCATCGATTGGCAGTGCAGATCGTCCACATACACGTCCTGGAGGTAGTAGACGCACGATCCATCTCCCGTGTTCTCCATCTGTAGGTTGAGCAAAAACGCCCCAGATACGCCAACCACTTCAGAGACGCCCAGATAAGTTACGGTGACGTTCTCCCCCTCAAACAGGGGAGCCTCTTGTGGTTCTTGGCTTTCTTTGGTTTCCTGCGTTCTTTGGCTCTCTTGCGCTGTAGGCGCTGTGATCTCCGCGCAGGCAGACAAGCTCAACGCAAGCAGAAAAGCCAAAATAAGCAACCAGACCCTTTTGCTCCACATTTGAAAAACCTCCTTTCCCAAACAGTATCATAAATTCTGGAATTTTGCAACAGACAGGTGGTGAAGAATATGGCAAGCGCAGACGGCTCTATTGTGATCTCTGTCGACGCAGACGACAAGGACGCGCAGAAGAAGCTCGATAGCATCACAAAAAAGATCGAGCGGCTCAACGACGAGATATACAAAAAGCAGCAACAGCGTATGCCTCTGGCGGAGCAGGCCGAAAAGCTGGGGGTGCAGCTGGACGCCGCAAAGGCAAAACTTTACGAGATGGAGAATGGTTACAGCGCCTCCACAGACGAGATCAAGGAGCAGAAAGAGACGGTTAAGTCCATTCAGGCGCAGTGGGATAAAGCGATCAAAAAAGTGGAATCCATCGACTCCAGCATCGAGAAAACGAATGTCGACCTGGACATAGAGAAGGAAAAAGCCGGTGAAGTACAGAGGCAGATGGCCGGGGCTTACAAAAGCGCCGCCGGTATGCCAGAGGCGATCAACCTTGCAAACGACCGTATGTCAAAGCTCGCGAATCGCGTTGCGGGGCTTGCAAAGCGCGTATTTGTTTTTACGTTGATCACCAAGGCGTTGCGGTCTATGAGATCGTGGATGTGGAAAGCGATCCAGACAAGCGACGAGGCGAAGGCGGCGCTTGGGCAGTTAAAAGGCGCGCTTTTGACCTTGGCGCAGCCGATCATCGAGGTCGTGATCCCCGCCTTTACCATGTTGGTCAACATCTTGACGCGGGTGGTCACCGTCATTGCGAATCTGGTTTCCGCCGTTTTCGGCAAATCGGCAAAACAGTCAGCAGAATCCGCAAAAAATCTCTACGACGAGATGAACGCCATCGAGGGCGTGGGGGAGGCCGCAGAAACAGCGACCCAGCAGCTTGCCGGGTTCGATGAGATCAACACGATCAGTTCCGACACGTCGAGCAGTGCCAGCAGTGGGGTGTCCACAAGCGGGATAGCGGCTGACTTCTCCGCGTTCGATCAATTCGACACGGAGGAGTACAAACGCAAGATCGACGAGCTTACCGTCTATGTGAGCGGCGCTCTGCTTGCGCTTGGCGTGATCCTGACCTTCTCTGGGGCAAACATCCCTCTTGGCCTTGGTTTGATGGCCGCTGGCGCATTGGGCCTTGCTGCTGAGATCAGGGAGAATTGGAGCGCAATGGATAGCCCGGTCAAGGACGCGATAAACAGGGTGCTCCTTATCCTTGGCGGGGCGGGTCTCGTGATCGGCGCGGTCTTGGCATTTTCAGGGGCGAATATCCCGCTTGGCATCGGGCTGATGGCAATGGGAGCAGCGTCTCTTGCCACAGCCGCGGCGCTCAACTGGGGGCAGCTTTCGGGGGAAGTGCAAAGGCAGATTTTAAATATCCTGATCGCGACCGGCGAATTTTTAATCGTGCTTGGGTTGATCCTGGCGCT